TCAACAATTCGCCTAAATACTGTTTCAGGTACAAATGCAACCGGAGATAAAGGCACAGGTAATTTTGGCAACTACCCAGCCTACTTCTACATGCGTGCAGGAGCCACCGCCCCGTTCAACGGCAACGACTACGGCTCTATTGCCCGTGGCGCAGCATCCACCGCAGCGCAGATCACGGCTGGTGAAACGTACATCAATTCTAAAACGAAAGCTTACTAAATGGACTCGACCCTCGCAACCGTTGTCGTGCTGGCCGCAGACCAAGCAGCCGCACAAGCCGACTTCCCCGACTACTTCAACGCTCCTGCGTCACCAGATGGTCAGCCACCGATCACCAACTACCTGACAAACGGTTACTTTGATGATAACGAGCTGGACACCATTTGCAACGATGTGACGTGGCCGCGCAAGGTGTACTTCGGACCGCTGGATGTTGGCTTGCAAAAAGCTGGCTTGATGCTTGTGTTCACGCCTGCGCCATTGGAAGAAAATGTCTGAAAATCGCGCCATGAACGTAGCCGGTCGCAAGCTGATGATTGCGATCCCTGCCTATGACGGCAAGCTGAACATCAAGACTTCGTTTGCTTTGGCTGATCTGGTTGTAAAGGCGTCCAAGTTTGGCGTTCAGGTGCAACTGTCGCACTTGTCTGGTTGCTCTTTGATCACAAAAGCCCGCAACGTCTTGGTGGCAAACTTCCTTGAGTCTGACTGCACAGACATGCTGTTCATTGACGCTGATGTGGTGGTCGATGCTGAGTCGGTTCTGCGCTTGTTGGCATTGAGTACTGGCAAGGACATTACGGCCGGCATGTACACCCGCCGAGCAGAGGACAGAAAGTTCTTCTTGGACATCTACACCGACAAGAACAACACGTTGGAGTTTGATTCCAACGGCATGTTGCGCGTTGAGAATGTGGCTACGGGCTTCATGCTGATCCAGCGGCACGTGCTGGAGAAGATGATTGCAGCGCACTCAGAGTGGAAGTACTTCAATGACTTCTATAACCGTGACGAGTATGCGCTGTTCGACTTTGAGCTGTCTAGCGGTCAGTATGTTGGCGAGGACTACACCTTCTGCAAACGAGCCCGAGCAGACGGCTTTACGGTCTTCATTGACCCAGAGATAACCCTGCCGCACGTTGGCTCTCAGGAGTACCATCGCAGCTTCAAAGAGTCCGTGCTGATGCCGCTGATTGAGCAGCACTGCACCCCAAAACTGAAAGTCGTCAATGGCTAAGAAAACCCCATCCCTTTCGATTGGTCGTGGCGAGAAGCTGCCAGTCTCTAAAGGGGCGGGTCTTACCGCCAAGGGCCGTGCCAAGATAAACAAGGCTACAGGCAGTAACCTCAAGGCTCCACAGCCTCAAGGTGGCCCACGCAAGGATTCGTTTTGCTCAAGAATGAGCGGGATGCCAGGGCCAATGAAAGACGAGAAGGGTCAGCCTACTCGTAAGGCCGCAGCTTTAAAAAGATGGAAGTGCTGACATGGAAATGATGTTGTGGAACGCTGGGCTCAGCGCAATCGTGGCTGTTATGGGCTTCCTGCTTAAAGGCAAGTTTGACGAGCTAGACCGCCTGAGCATCCTGCTTAACAGGACTCGGGAAGAGGTGGCTCGTGACCACATTACACGCACTGAATTCCGTGCTGACATGAATCAATTACTTGATCGTTTTGATCGTCTTGAGCGCAAGATAGATGGCTTGAGGGGTTCTGGAAATGCCTCCAACCAGTAAGAAGCAAAGTCGCTTTATGCAGGCCGTGGCTCACAGCCCTGAGTTTGCAAAAAAGGCAGGCGTCCCACAGTCGGTGGGCAAAGAGTTTTCCAACGCGGACAAGAGCCGCAAGTTTGCAAAAGGTGGCGAGATGAAACATGATGACATGAAGATGGATAAGGCCATGATCAAGAAGGCTGTAGGTAAGCACGCCGCCATGCCTGCATCCAAAGCTCACGCTGGCCTGAAGACGGGCGGCATGGCTAAGGGCTACGCCAAGGGTGGCGGCATTGAGGTCAAGGGTAAAACCAAAGGCACCATGGTCAAGATGGCCCGTGGCGGCAAAACTTGTTAAGGAGAACGATATGGCAACAATGAGTCAAGCTGAAAAAGATGCACGCGAAATGCTGGCAGATCAAAAGGCGCAAGCAGCAGCCACTAAGGCTTACGATGCAGCCGACAAAACTCCTTCCGCGCCCAAGGTGGTGAAGAAGGCCAAAGGTGGTAGCGTGACTCGTGGTGACGGCTGCGTTAGCAAGGGTCACACCAAAGGCAAGATGGTGTAAGCCATGAAAATGCAAAGAGCAAAAGGACCAAAGCCAGAAATGGCCGCACCACCTCGGGTGATTCGACCTCTGCCGCCAGCAGTAAACGCAGGCCCAGGCAATGTTCGTCCACTCCCCCCTCCTCAGATTGGAACGGGTTCCGCTCCGGCTCCATCTGGCAAGATGGGTTTTGGCGGCATGAAGTCTGGCGGCTCGGTGTCTGCGTCAAAGCGTGCTGACGGCATTGCAAAGCGCGGCCACACCAAAGGCAAGATGGTCTGATATGCGAGCATCACGCGGCATGGGGGCCATATCCCCATCGAAGATGCCATCAGGTAAGCGTAAAGCTCGCCGGGATGACACCGACTTCACCCAGTACGCTGAGGGTGGGCAGGTGGGCTTGTACGCCAAAAAACAAAAGCTAACAAAGCCAAAGCTAAAGGCAAAGTCATGAAGACATGTTTTTGCTGCAAAGAAAACAAGCCGTATGCTTTGTTTTTTAAGCACGGATTAACATCTGACGGATATCACAGTTGGTGCAAAGATTGCTGCACCAAGGCAAATAAACGCTCTCGCGCAAAACAAAACTCAACCATAGAAGGTCGTGCAAAAATCTTCCTACAAAACGCAAAAAGAAGTGCGGCCAAGCGGCAGCAAACTTTTGCGTTGGAAATTTCAGACATTGTAAATTTTTGGAAATCTCAGTCAGGAATTTGCGCATACAGCGGTCGGGGCATGACGCTTGAGGCTGGAAAATTACACACGGTGTCTATTGAGAGAATTGACAGCATGCAAGGCTACACCCCAGAAAACACAATCCTTGTTTGCCAAGCTATCAACCGGATGAAGTCTGATTTTGGTTTTGACGATTTTTATGAGTTGTGTAAAGATGTTGCTAAATTTCTTGGCAATGACGAATTGAAGTTATCAGTTGGAGCTTATAAATGAAAAATTCTTTCACTGCTGCAACTCCAAAAGCAAAAAAAAGCACCGGGCTTTATGATGCAATTCACGCCAAGAAAAAGCGCATAGCTGCTGGTTCTGGTGAGAAAATGCGTAAGCCCGGTACTGCTGGCGCTCCTACGGCGCAGGCATTCCGCCAATCAGCCAAGACAGCAAAGTAAACCATGACCACTTCCGGCACTACAACTTTTAACATGGATTTAACGGAAATCGTGGAAGAATCCATGGAAAGATGCGGGGCCGAACTGAGATCAGGATACGACCTACGCACTGCCAGTCGCTCGTTGCAGATCATGTTTGCAAACTGGGCCAATCGTGGTTTGAACATGTTCACCTACGAACAGGGCTCTATCAACTTGGTTGCGGGGCAAGCTACATATGATCTACCGGCTGACACGGTGGATTTGCTTGAGCACGTCATTCGCACTGGCGCTGGCAGTGCATCAACTCAGGCCGACCTAACCATCACTCGAATTAGTGTCTCAACCTATGCCACGATCCCCAACAAGCTGACTCAGGCCCGTCCTATTCAGGTGTGGATTGAGCGCCTGACCGACGCACCTCGCATTACGGTGTGGCCCGTGCCTGACAACTCGCAGCCCTATGTGTTCGTGTACTGGCGTTTGCGCCGTATTCAGGACGCTGGCACTGGCGTAAACACCATGGACATGCCGTTCCGTTTTTACGAGGCAATGGTAGCCGGACTGGCTTATCACTTGGCGCTGAAGATTCCAGGTGCTTTGGATCGCCTGCCGATCTTGAAGCAGCAATATGACGAAGCGTGGGATCTTGCTTCAAGTGAAGACCGTGAGAAGGCCGCAGTAAGGTTCGTGCCTCGTGCAATGTACATTGGAAGCGGCGGGGGCTACTAATGCCAAACCGCTTTGCATCAGGCCGCATAGCCATTGCCGAGTGCGATAGGTGTGGGCAGCAGTTCAAGCTCAAGCAATTGCGCACTGAAATCATCAAGCAGCGCAAGTACGAGTTGCTGGTGTGCCCTGAGTGCTGGGACCCAGATCAACCACAACTGATGCTTGGCACGTTTCCAGTGGATGACCCGCAGGCATTGCGCAATCCTCGGCGTGACACTACGTATGTAACCTCTGGCTTGAATGCCAATGGCAACTTGTCTGGCGGCTCTCGTGACATCCAATGGGGCTGGAACCCGGTGGGCGGCTCACGGCAGTTTGACGACGCTCTCACTCCCAACTACTTGGTTGCAACCACGTTTGTTGGTACAGTCACCATATCTTGAAGGAAATCAAAATGGCTTTCACAAAATCAGCAGACGGCATTGCCAAAAAAGGCAAGACAGACGGAAAGAACCTTGGCAACAGCGGCCCCACAGTTGGCATGATGGCTGGCGGCAAAGGCAAGGGCGGCGGCAAGCGCAACATTGACATGAAAACAATGGGTCGCGGCTTGGCAAAAATTGCAGCACAGAAGCGAGGCTAATCATGGCTACATTCAGCAAAAAGATGATGGGCAAGGAAGTTGGCTCAGCCAGCGTTTATGCCAAACCGCACACGATGTCTGGCAAGGCTGTAAAAGCTGAAACCAATCCCGGCAAAGAGCCAAACCGCAGCCAGCTTGACACGGTTTGCATGTCTGTTGGCAACATCAGCAACAAGCCCGATGGCTACCCTACAAAGACTGACGGCATTAAGGTGCGTGGTACTGGTGCGGCCACGAAGGGTTTGTACGCACGAGGCCCAATGGCTTGAGGTTCAAATGACGTACGCCGAACTTGTTGCTGCTGTCTCCGCTTATTCGGAGAACGTGTTTCCTGATGATGTCATGGCGACCATGGTTCGTCAGGCGGAGCAGCGCATATACAACACTGTGCAGCTCGCAAACTTGCGCAAGAACGTGACGGGTTTGCTGACGACTGGCAACAAGTATTTGCAGTGCCCGAACGATTTTTTATCGGTGTACAGTTTGGCGATCATCAAAGCCGATGGCAGCTATGAATACTTGCTGGACAAGGATGTGAACTTCATCCGTCAGGCATATCCAAATCCTGCGACCACTGGGACCCCAAAGCACTATGCCATCTTTGGGCCGCGTTCTGATGATGAAAACGAATTGACGTTCATTGTTGGGCCAACACC